CCCTACTTCATTTAATCTTGTAGCTGATTTATACGCCGATAATCTGCCTTTATCAAATACGCTTGAGATTAAGAATCGGCTTAAGACTCGTGTTGACCCACAAATTATCGAGGCTGGTAAGACTGGTAAAATGCCGCAACAACAAGGGCCAAGCCCTGAGCAGATGCAGATGCAAATGCAGCAACAACAAATGCAGGCCGAGGCGCAATTTAAGCAAGCTACTCTTGAGATAAAAAAACAAGAGCTACAGCTAAAAGCCCAGCAAATGCAGATTGATTTACAGATTGAACAGCAAAAACTGCAAGCTGAGGAGATGCAAGTTATGGGTGAGATTGAAGAAGGAAAAATGCGATACATGGCTGAAACCCAACGCACCCAGCAAGATGCACAGATTGCGCATGCTGATAATTTAGTTAAGATATTGACACATAAGATTCAACAATAAACAAGGACCGTTAATGCCAACAAGCAACTTAGATGATTTACTGTTAGGTGGTAAGACTACACAGCACCCAGAAACACCGGAGCATCAGTATCAGGAATCAGAAGAAACAGACACAATTAGCCCCGAAGAATCAGAGACACCCGATTACGGTAATGATGAGCCTGAGACTGAAATTATAGATGATAACGAATCTGCTGAAGAAAAGCCTAAGCAGCGACCACGTGAAACAGACGAATATGGAAATGAATCAGAGCCTGAAAACGAGGCAATAAGGGAACGGCTAGCCCGTCAAGCCCGCAAGCATCAAGCTGAAATAGATGCATTACGTCTACAACTAAGAAACGAAGGTGCAAGTCAAACAGTTCAACAAGCTGCTAAAGATTTTAAGTATGACCCTGAAGACGGCGGCGACTGGCAGCAACAATTAGCGCACTTTGTTAAAGAAACTGTAAGCTCCATGAGTCGTGAAGAATCAGACGCTAAACAACGCCAGCAAGAACAACAACTCCAATATGAATTTGAGTCTAAATTTAAAGCAGGAATTGAAAAGTTTTCTGATTTCTCAGATGTGGTAAACGCATTGCCTTTCCAGATTAGTGACCCTATGACCCTTGCAACACGTGCAATGGCAGACCCCGCAGCTTTTCTTTATGCGGCCGCTAAACGCCAACCACAAGAGCTTGAACGAATATCTAAGATGCGTGACCCTTATGCCCAAATGACTGAGATGGGACGTTTAGAGGAACGCATGAGGAAAAACAAGCCTACTACTAAAGCTCCCCGTCCGCTTGGTCGTACTGTTGAAGATGCAGCAGCGCCTGAAAGCAAAAAGAAAATTGAACCTACTATCGAAGATTTAATACGGCAATCTGATGCTAAGAAAATTGCTAGGCGCAAGGCTACGACATCTTTAGGGCGCAGATAATCTATTGCCAGGGCGGTGATGAAGCCGCCTTTTCGCTCCGTCGAGCTAGGCTATTTATTATAACGTATGTTCAAATAATTTCAATTGACGATTATTGTTCAATTGGTTTAGTATGAGGTAGATGTGTAGAAGTGTAAGCCCATTTATGGGATCCGTCTCTTACAAAATACATTAAGCGCGTACCAATCCTCCGCTTGGATAAAAAAATAGTGCCTTTTAAAGGCGTAATTTATTTGTTCAATATGGAGAATTAATATGTCGAATGTATTCAGGGAGACCCAATACGTCTTGGATGATGTGTTCATTAGGTTTTGTAATAGTTTAAGTTTTGCACGAACTGCTAACAGAAACCTCGAAGCCGATTTTAAAAACCTACGTTTTGCTACAGGCCAAACCATTGATTATCGTTTAGAAGAACGATATCTAGCCGGTGAAGGTGCAAGTGCTACATCTGAGGCTCGTGTTCAAATAATTCGTCCCTTGTCAATCACTAAGCAATTTAGAACAATGATTGAATATACAGGGTTTGAATTAACGTTTGACCGTGCTCGTGATGAACCATATCTTGAAATGGCTAATGCGCCACGTGCTAAACGTCTTGCAAACTTAGTTGAAAACTTCATCGCTACAGAATTCCAAAACAAGGTTTACAACTCAGTTGGTACGCCTGGTGTTCCTGTAGATTTTAATACTATCCTTAGTGCTGATGCATTAATGACAGAATTAGCAATTCCTGAAGACGGCAAGCGTTATGCTGGTGTTCCACCTCGAATTGCCGCGAACCTTTCAAATGATTTATACAATACCTTTAATGACACTGTTAATACAGGTGCATTAATTGATGGGTTTGTAGGTCATTTATCTGGTTTTGACTTCTTTAAAACTAACTTTTTACATCGTCATATAGCCGGTGCAGGACAACTAGGTGGTTCACCTCCTGCTGGATTTAAACTAGCAGGTACTGTTACTAATGGTCCAATATCATCTGGTAACACAATATCTGTCACAGGTTTAGGCCAAGCCCCAGGAACACTAGTATTTACATTAGGCGATGTGATTCAAATTGACGTAGCCTCTGGTGTTTATGCAATTAATCCATTGACCTATGAGCCAATTTATGACGCTCCTGCGCAATTTGTGGTAACTGCCAATGTAATATCAGCCGGTGGTAATACTGCTGATATTCCTGTGAATCCAACGATTGTTGTAGGTCCTGATGCACGCGCCAACATAAGTCTTGCGATTCCCAATGGCGCTACAATTTTACTTTATGACGATCACAACGTGTCTTTAGCTTACCACACACAAGCCGTCGTATTCGCAGCTCCACCAATCAAAGAATTGCGTGGTGGTGTAGAGGCTGTAACTCGTTATTCAGACCTATACAAGTTAGCAATGACTTATTCATTGGGTGCTGATATCAGGAACTATGAGCAATTAGATCGTATTGACGTTATATGCGGTGTTGCGATTAATCCTGAGTTTGCTGTGATGATAATGTCTTAATTTAAATAAAATTGACGCCAGCTTAAAAAAGCTGGCGTCAATTTTATGCTTTACAAGGAAGGTGATTTATGGAAGGGATTCCAGCTTTATACCTAGGGCGCATGGTTCCAAAAGATAAATTTCGTGCTTTTATCTATGCCTCTGATGGTGCCACAAAATTAGTCAACTCATGGGATGAGTTTGAACGTCATATGGAAACCGGATTATGGTTTGCATCAATTGACGATATAAAACCGATTGCACAGGATGTGCCATTGGAAGATTTTAAAAAAGGTAAATCACAAAAAGAGCGCAAATAATGGCAATAACAGTCCGAGAATTTGTTTATCAAATGTACCGGCTTATAAGTGCCGGCAATCCGGTTATCCCCTTGCATGGCGATGATGAACTGCTTGCTATTCGCGTTTTAAATCAGTTATTGCAATCTTATGCCTCCTCGGGATTAATGACCACTATTGCCAAAACTGTATCTGTTGACATTTTCCAACCAATTAGCCAGATATTTTTTACAGACCCCCTTTATCCAACTTCTGTAACAATTTCTGAGATAGTAGTTCTTACAATAGCCTCTCCAAGTTTTACGGTTGTTAACCCAAATTTATATTTTGTTGGAGATATTGTATTTGGAGCTGGAATACCCGCAGCCTCTAGCATCCTATCAATAGTAGGAACAACTATCACAATTACCAACAATGCAACGGCCAATGGGGCATCTAACGTACATTTTACCCATGACATTAGCGACCCAACAGCGGCCTATATCAAGCAAGGACGCCTAGCAAACTTAGATAGCGCCTGGTTGCTGTTAAATGGCGTTACCTATCCACTAATTGATAAATCAAGAGATGAGTTTCTTGCGGCCTGGAAATATGAGCCATTAGCCGGCTTGCCACGGTTTATTATTACTTTTCCTGATACTGAAATTGTTAAAGCCCAGCTTTACCCTAAACCTAGTCAATTTTTCACATTTTTTTGTCGTGGTAAGTTTCAACTTACACCGCTTACAGCCAATGATGACTTAAGTAATTTGCCTGAATACTATCATCTGTATTTTTTATATGCTGTTGGCAAATATGTATCTCAATTTAAGGCCCGTGGAAGTGCCTGGGGTTCTGATTTAGAGTCCACATATCGAGAGCTAAAAGATAATATTGAAGGCGCATCAGAGGTCAATCTATCAATTGCAGGCGATGAACAATCCTTGCTAAATGGAGCATTCCGCGTCCGGGCAGGTATCTAATGACTCAAGATAAGATGGTTGCCCACATTGAACAACTTCCTATTATGTGTACATACGATAGGCAAAGGTTCACACAATACGGCTCACAAGATTGTGCTAACTGGTACGCGATTTCAGTTGATACCGCAAAACAAAAGCAAGCCTTATATCCTGCAATGGGTCGCAAACACATCAATTTTCTAGGTCAAAATAGGCTGATATTTAATGCACAACCCACCGCTGTCTTTAAATCCATAGATTTTATGTATGTCATAGATGGAACAACGGTTTATCAGTTTGACAGGTTTTATAATAGAAAAACTCTGGGCATAAATGTGATATTAGATGCACCTATTTGGTTTGCGACATTGCCTGTTGGTACCAATGTTTTTAATTTAATGAGTGACGGAATTAATCTATACCTAATAACTGAGGCGGGGTTTTCCGTAACTGCTGAAGTCGTTACAAGCCCATTTACCCCTACTAGACCGCGTTATGTCGCAGCATTTGGCAATCGATTTGTAGTAAGCACAGATAATACGCCTGATTTTACATTAAGCACTATAAATGTCTTAGGAGGGGCCGCGCACATGTTTGAAATTGGCGTGCCTGCTGCGGCAGTATTTGCGCGAGCGTCTGGCATTATCCGGCAATTTGCAGTGCTTCATAATCAGCTGTATATAATGTGTGATTTTGTGACCGATGTTTGGGCTAATATTATAACCCAAATTGAGGTTGCCGGGGTAATTCGTGAATTCCCATGGAAACTAAATTCCTCTTATAATTTTGATTTTGGAATATCCGATCCCAACTCGTTATCTGTTGATTTTGGTATGATGACCTGGCTTGCTAAAAATTCAAACGGGCTTGTGTCTTTTATGATGAGCAATGGCCAGGCTCCTAAGGACATATCATCTCAAGCCATCAATGTATTGCTTGAAAACTCAACCCATCCTGATGTAGTTAGCCCATTTTTAACAAGTGAGGTTGATGGATTTTTATATCAATATGAAAATACTATTTTTTATAGGGTGTCCGTGGGCTCCTACTTAGGAAATGGAATATTAGATTTAACAGATACGGCAGCATGTATTGAATATAATTTTGCAACAAGCACCTGGGCGCGTTGTATTGAGGTTAATGGCGAGCGCAATCGCATTAAAAAGCATGTATATTTTAATAATACACATACTGTAACTGTTGTTAATGATGTGGCATTGTATGAGATGGCGGGAAATATTTATTACAATGAAACCTTAAATCCAGACCAACCAGATCACCAGGCCATTGATGCATTTTTAAAGTTTCCGATGCGCTATGAGCTTGTAACTCAGCAAATATTTTTGGAAGATTATTCGGAGTTCATGGATGAATACGTCGAAATTGACTTTGTTTTTGGCAATAAAACGTTTTATCGGACAAATGCGCCTTTCCTTAATACTGTGTTTATTGTGGGTGAGGATTCTACTCCTACAGTACCCATCTACATGCTATCAGAAGATGATAAATTTATTATACAAGATGGGACAGACACACCCGCTTTTGATGACAATCATTATAACGCTTTGTATAAGCCTTACATCGAGCTTTATTATTCTGATGATGGTGGTGAGACTTTCCTGCCCGCAGACGTAAGAGAATTTAGCCCACTAGGCGCATATCGTTGGCGCATGCGTTGGTATGAGCTTGGGTGCTCACGTAATCGCTGCTACAGGCTTGCATGCGTGTCTTCAGCCCCTATTGTGATATTGGGTGCAGTTCGCAATACACGCCGTGTGAGCGGGGGCGCTAACTGATGACAATATTCTTAGACCGAATTGATTCTGTTCCCGTTTTAAATGTTGAGATTGATAAGCAGTTGATGAGCTGGTTGGCAGTTTTGGTTGATTCTTTAAATGAAGACATTGCAGACATTGAGAGTGATTTTAATCTATTGACTGCACAAAGTTATACGGCTGCACAAATCACAGCCATGCAAACTGCAGGAACTTTGGTTGATGGTGTATTGTTGTATGACACGACAGGGAATGTTTACGTAGGCCGAATTAGTGGGGCGCTTGTAAAGTTTACAACGGCCGCATGGCCATAGCACAGGGAGTGCGAATATGAGTTGGTTATCTAGTTTTTTAAACCCAGGAAAGGGATATCAGGCCGGTCAAGACCAGCTTGACAAATATTATAATCAGGGACAGGGATATCTAAATCCTTATAACCAAAATGGCCAAGGACAAGCTGGAAACTTGCAGGAATACATTAAAAATTTAATGAATCCTCAAGGCTTACAAGACCAATGGGCTAAGGGTTATAAAGAATCTGAGTCTGCAAAGAATCTAGAAGGAATGGCCACACAACACGGTCTTGATGCGGCATCCTCTTTAGGTCTGAATGGTTCATCGCCTGCATTGGGGGCAATCCAGGCGGGGACATCAGCAATTGGTGCGCAAGACCGACAAAATTATTTAAATGATTTGATGGCAAAATACACGGCAGGTGCTGGACTTGCACAAAACATGTATGGGGTTGGTGCAGGTGCTGCAGGTCAACAAAGCACTA